AATCTACCGCAATAGTTGAGGCAGCACTTAAGGCAGCAACAGTTGTAAATTCTGCGCCTACTTTTGGACTAGTAATTGCATCATTAGCAATTTTCGCAGTCGTAACATTTGCATCTAATATTTTAGAGGTTATAACCTTATCGTCTACAATAGTTAAAGCACCTGAACCAGTTACGTCACCTGTATGCGTTGCATTTGTTACTTTGGCGGTGTTTGCTGTAATTGCTGAATTGATGGCGTTAGCTAACTTATCCGTAGTTACCGCATCATCTGCAATTTTATCCGTAACAATTCCTGCATCATTTAAAGAAATTGTAACAATACCTGTAGCGTTGTTTCTTGCTATCGGTGCAGTAGCTACAATAGAATTTACATCAGATGCATCATCTGTATATAATTCCGCAGTCATGTTATTTAATTTTTGGAACGCCGTTCTTAAAGGGTCACCCGTTGAATCATTGGCGTTTGTACCAACATTTATTATTTCTCTAGCCATTTGATTATCAGTTAGTTATATTAATTTTAGTATTGTGTAGCATCTGCTTTTAATAGTGAATTATCAGCAAAATCTAAAGTTGTATCGGCCGATAAAGTCGAGCCATCGGCATCGAAAGGATAAATAGAACCCCATCCATTAGGTGCGTTTACATCACCCCACCAGCTTATCTCGTAACTTCTGCCGTATCCGCTCATATTACCCAGTCTATTGTAAAACTCTCATAGTTTGGTGAAACATCGTCATTACTATTCGAGTACCATTGTGTTATACCTTTAGTAGTAGCGTTAAAAGCCATGTAATCCAGAAACCTTTCTGTATAGCTTTGCGCTCTATCTCTCTCTATTTGTACCAGTTCTTTTACCTCTTCCTGGCTTGCCGCGCTAGAATCTGAAGCCGGCTTAAAAATGCCTTTATTAGTTACCAAAAACGAGCCACTTTTTAAATACTCGGAAATGGTTAAATGGATTAATATGGGCTTTATATAGTCATCTAATAACGTTTTATGGTTAGTAGGTATTTGCGTACCAGGTAAGGCCCTTATAGCAGTATCGTAGTAGTTATAAAGCTCTGTACCTATAATTTCTCTTAGGTATTGCGTTTGGCTAAGGTGCAAAGCAGGTATAAGCCTATCGCTATCTATATCCCCATTTAAAATAGGTGACCGTCTTATTATATCTTCTTTTGTACAAAATAATACCTGGCTCATCTTCTATTTATATGCGCCTCTATTAGGCATGTTAATTGGCTCTATTGGAGCTTGTTTATTTCCAACGGGGGTAGGCTTGTAGCTGTTTGGTATTGTGCTTACCTCATCGCTGCTAGAAAGGGCCTTATCTTCTACATATTCGCCATCTTTCTTTTTAAGCTTATAAAGCCTTTCTTCCCAGGCGTGATGACAGTAAACACCGCCTTTAAACTTAAATAAATCATAGCTGCCGCCACTATGGGCAAAGCTTCCATTAACGCCGTCTACGCCAGCTTTATCGATATCCTCTAATCTATAAACAACCCCCCTAGCAGTTCTACCCATCATGGCCTTACAAAATTCACGCTCTGGGCTTTTATTACCCTCATAAGAGTAGCGTACTTTATAAACGCTTTTATCTAAGCGGCTTTCTTTGCTAGGTTTAGATTTTACAGTTTCAGCTAATTGTAATTGCTCAAACTCTTCGTTATTTTCATCGTAATTCCTTTGCTCTACTAGCTCATAACCTTCCATGGTTTCGCCCTGCAATGAGCCTAGTATTTTCTCTACTAGCTCTTCGCTCATTTCTGGCTTGTCGCTTGAAAGCTTTTGTCCTGTCTCTTCTTCTTTTTGTTCTTTAGTTACTAAAACCTCATCTGTAAACTCGATAGGCGTTAGCGTTTGTACATAGATTTTAAGCGCAATGGAATTAACCGCTAGTATTTCATCTATCGCATCAATTATATCGTTTTGGTAGGGTTTAATTACCAGATTTTCGAATAAATTATGTGCGTTTTGAATTTCTTCGGAGTTACTGCCAAGGCCATTACCAGCATCTCTAATACCAACTAATAAAGGGCTGGTTATTCTATTTGCTAAAAGCAGTTTTTTAGTACACTCTTCGCTTATATAAGAGTAAACATCGGCGGCATCTGAAACGCTTATATCTTCTATAGTTGTTTTGTTTTCTGGGGAGTCGCTAAATGATACAATGATTTTTTCGCCATTTTCGCCAGATAATTTATTTAAAATTTCTGTTTTAATCATTTGCTGTTTCTCTTGGGTAGGCACGCCATTTGTAAAGCTTACGAGTTTAGTGCCCGAAAAAGAGTTACTTACCTCATTTACAAGGTATTGCGAGATATCACACTCTAATTTTGAATAATTTAAGGCAGAGACCCAATCGCTAGGCGAATAGTAGTGCATACTAGGTATAAACCTGCGAAGGATATAGATTTCATTTGAAGCCCCAGAGCCAAATACAGGTATCCTAGTTAGCTTATCGCCTTCTTGGTGTTCACTCCATTTAGGGCAATAATAATAAGCGTTTATATGGCCTTTATCATCGCATTTTTCAGCTCTTAAAGTCTCTCTATTAAAATGCGCAACTTTAGAAACTTTTTTACCTTTATAGGTTACTTGAAAAGCAGCCTCACCGAGTAGCTTATAATCTAAACAAACACGCTTTAAATCTTTTGCTTTAAACAAGCTTTTAAATGCAGCGAATTCGTCTGGCCTTCTATTAGCGTCTAAAGCTGAGAACCCTCGCCCAAAAATTTGCCCGACTACCCCCGTAATTATACTGTTTGTAGTGGGGCTATTTAAATAGGCCTCTATTAATTCGGTATAAAAACTGTTATTATCACCGTAGCCTACATAATCTTTATGCGGGTCTTCATATATTTCTGGCGTTTGATACGCTGAAAGGTTTAAAACGTGAAAATCGCTGCTATTCATAAACTAAATAATCGTTAGAATCGCTTACGTTCGATACAAATTTGCCAGTATTTGGCGAGTAAGTACTTACAGGCTGGTTAGTTCCAAATATTTTATCTCTAAAAAGTACTGAGCTTGTAGCTGTATTTGTAATCTCTAGTAAATAAGTCTGGTCTTTTGCATTATCTAGCCCTAAATTAGCAGAGTAAGTATAGTAATATCTTACCGCCGTAAGGCCCGTAACTGTGGCACTATGTACCTGGGTGTTTTGCCCTTCGTTTTTAATCACTATTTTAAAGATTGCCGCCCCAGTAGGTGTATAGTTCCTAGGGATTATATTAATAGTGTTGTTAACTTGTGTCCTGTCTACAACTTGCATTACTGAAATTTAAAAGTGCCTTCGCCTACGTTGTAAATCCCGTTTTCTTTTAAAGCTTCAAACTGCTTTTTGTCTAATGTTTTTAATACTTCTTTTTCGCTTACGCTTCCAAAGTCATGGCCAGCTAAAGTCTTAAAAGTGTATTGTGTTTTTTTGTCTTTCATTGTGTTTGCTTTAATGGTTTTGTAAGGGGCAGCCTAAAGCATACCCCCAAACAAAACACACGTTTTAAGAGTTTGTACCTACTGTTATTGTAGGGGTTGCAGAACTCATACCCGCGAAAGGCGAAACAGCCGTAGCACCATTAATAAAGTCTGGTGGGCTAGTCTCTTCCGCTAAAAATTCAATAGTGTAACCGCTCATGTCTCCACGCGCATCCCCACTAGCCATACTGGTCGTGGTTACTGTTACTCCATTTTCTTTACCTAATAAAAACGCATTTAAATTGCGGTCTTGTACTACGATTGAGTTACGCCCAAAAGCCATAAGCTTTAATTCGGCCGAGTCTTCTTTTGATAGTTTTGGTAAAGTCACCGTTAATACAGTACTGTAAAAAGTAGTACCCGTATCCTTTGAGGTAGTCGCTGTAGTAGTAAAACTATTTCCCGCACCATTTACATCGTATTTAAACGCTGTAAAAGTACCTGCCATATCTGAAATGGCATCGGATGCAATAGTAATAGCTCCATAAGGCGAAACCCCGTTAGTTATGAAAAGCGCAGAAATGCCGCCCTGGACGTCATTACAGTTAATCGCTCTTCCTTTTGTCACTAAACAAGCCATATAGTTGATTTTTAAATAGTTAGGGGAGTTGCCCCCCCTTTCTATTGATTAATATTTAAGAGTATAAAACCACCTCAGCGCCGAATCCAAGAGCTACAGAAGCCGAACCGCGCATAGCAATTCTCGTAT